ACTGATCGAACAGCACTACTCGTGGAACCAGCCGCCCGTCATCTCATATCCGCGGCGCGGCACGGTCTTCCTGCGCTACTTCCCGGTGGCCAATATCGACGCCATCCTCGTCAACGACCAGGCGCACCCGACGACCGATGTGCGTTGGGACAAGGCGAGCGGCAAGCTGCTGTCGCTCCAGGCTTCGGGCATCGCCGAGGACCTGGGCCAGGTGCTGGTGAGCGGCCGCGCGCGCATCACCTACAAGGCGGGCTGGGAGAAGCTGCCGGCAGATCTGTACGAGTGCCTGCTCGGCTGCATGCAAACGTTGTGGGCGGCCCGCCAGAGCCAGAGCGCTGGCATGAGCGGCGGCACCGTCAATCGTATCTCGGTCATTGACGTGGGCGACGTTGAGCTCAGCCCGGTCAACCCGTTCGTGCAGGCGGCGAGCCGCGGCCCCGGTGCTGCCGATCCGCTGCTCGGTCCCTACGCCCACGTGCTGGACGTCTACGTCGATCATCGCTCGGGCATGGGGCTCGAGCTTTTCCCGACCACGAGCGCGTTGAACGCGCCATGACCGGCAACCTTGTCGAGAGCATCGCGCCGTATGAGCGGTGGGCGCTGCTCCAGTTCGCGCGCGACGTCCAATACATGCAGCAGGGCGGACTTGCGCCATCGGTGCTGCGCGCCTTCATGCGTGGGCTCCGGGCCGAGGACACGTTCGCGAGCGCGATGCAGCAGGACCTGGTGGCGGTCGTCGACGCCCAGCAGTTCACCATCGTAACCGGGCTGGAGATGCCGCGCCGCTACGACCGCTTGATCGCGGGCTCGCAGAGCTACGCTGTTCAGGAGTGGCGGCCGGCGCCTGCGGTGCCGCCGTTCGTGTTCTTCAAAATCTTGGTCAGGGGGTCGCAGCAATGACACCGCTCGCGATCTTCCAGGCGATCTGGACCGACAACATCCCGGCCGACGTGCTGCCTTACGTCGAGGCGGTCAACCGCAACGTCGATACCAACACGCTGCCGGACGAGTGGGGCGCTGCCATTCTGCGGTCCGAGGCGCGGGCCGACGTCACGCTGGGTTTGATGCCGTGGGTCGAGGAGTCCGGGACGTTTTTGATCGGCCTGTTCACGCGCTCGGGCTCAGGCCCGGCCGCGCTCGACGAAGCGGTCGACTACATCCGGCAGACCTTCCACGCCGCGCGGCGCGATGGGCTGATCATCTGGCAAGTCGACGGTCCACACGACGTCGACCCCGAGGGCTTCGGCGAGTGGTGGCAGCTTGCCTTGACGGCTCGCTACACCTTCCAGACCAGGCGCGACGGCCGCGATGCGCTGCACGGCGACTGGGAGGGCTTTGCTGAGGAGACGCCGCCGCCACTCCCTGGGCCGTACAATGCGCACGCGCATTGAGCTTAAGGGCCTCAGCCAGACGAAGGACAACTTCCAGAAGCTGAGCGGCCTTGTGCAGAAGGAGATCGGCCGCGAGTCGCTACGCGAAGTAGGATGGACGCTGGCGCGGCCGATGCGGGCCGCGACTTACACCACGTTCGTCCGACGCACCGGCGCGATCCGCTCGGGCCTCGGTGTTGCCATCCAGCGTGACGCCAAGAGCGACAAGCTCACCGGCTACGTCGAGGAGTTCCCGCAGACCGTTGCTGGCCGGGCCACGCCGTTCGCGAAGCTGGTCCGCCATCGGCTCGGCCTGAAGCGGCGCCGCTCGGCGCCGACCAGTTACATCGCCTTCTGGTGGCGCTACCTGGAGTTCGGCACCGGACCGCGGCGTTCCGGCCGGACGCCAGCCTTCCTGCGCAGCGGCAAGCTCGGCACGTCGGCGAAGGGCCAGGTCCGTCAGCTCAGGGCGGTCGGCCGCTGGCTCAAGACCGCGAACCGCGGCGGCATCAAGCCGCGCCCCTGGCTGCGGCCAATCTTCGGCGCGAACGCGCCCAGCACCATCCAGTCCTTCCGCGAAACCATCCTGAAGCTGATCGATGCGGCGGTCAGCGCCATGCCAAAACGGTGTAGGAGAGCAACCATGCGCATCTCGTCGCAGGGCAGCGTCATCATGATCAGTGACGACATTGACGCGGCGTCGGTGGACATCGTCAGCGCCACCAAGGCCAAGCCGTGCGTGATCACGATCGCCACTGGCACCGGGCCGGCCGCGGGCGACATCGTCGTGCCCAAGGGCACCGGCTGGAACACGCTGGAAGGCATGCCCTTCAAGGTGAGCGCCGTCCTGGCCAGCACCATCACGCTGGAGGACAGCGACACCACGGGCGAGGCGAACACCATCCAGACCGGCACCGTCAGCATGCCGACCTTCCTCGAGCTGTGCCGCTCCAACTTCACCGCCAACAACCCAGCGGGTGCCACCATCGACGTGACGACGCTGTGCGACGTTGCCCACCGTATCGTTGCCGGCCTGCCGGCCATCGGCACTTGGAGCGCCGCCGGCTTCTGGGACTGCGACGACACCGCCCTGTTCCGGGCACGCGACTACTACCGCTCGGGCGAGGACTGCATCATCGACGTTCGGCTGGCCGACGGCTGCGGCATGACCTTCGCCGCCATCGTCAACACGTTCGACGTGACCCTGGGCATCAATGCCGCCGTGGCGAACACCATGGGCGGGCAGATCGACGGCCAAATGCACTTCTACAAGACGCCGCCCGCTGGCTCGCTCGTGCGCCTGCCGCAAGGTGCGGCGTCGCCCAGGCCGGCGACGGCGCAGCGGGTGGCGGCATGAGTCGTGACGTATGGAATGAGCGGCCTGTGACGTTTGCGGAATTCAGCATTCGCGACGGCAGGCCGCTCGATGACGCTTTCGCCATCGACGGCGAGCAAGGCTCCTACCAGCTGCTCGTGCTGTCGTTGCGCTACGCCGACACTGGCTTGCCGGTGTTTGCCTCGGTGGACGAAATCTTCGCGCTGCCGTTCAAGCATCGCGCCACGCTGGGGCGGTTGGCGGCCAAGGCCGGCTTCGTCAACGGCCTTCGCCTGAGCTACCCAGAGGCGCCGACGCCGCCCAGCAATGGTCCTGACACGGAGGCCGCCGCCGGCCCTCCCCACTGACGCCAGACCGCCTGTTCCTGCATAGGCTCGCTCTGGCGCTGCACAAGACCGTGGGCGAACTTGAAACCACCATGTCCTGGCGCGGGCTGCAGGACTGGCGGCGCTTCGAACTGCAGGCACCGCTGCCCGACCGGCTGATCGACATCCACTTCGGCATGGTCTGCTCGATCATGGTCAACCTGATGCGTTCGGCCGACACCACGCCGGCCCAGCCCAGCGACTTCTTCGTGCTGCGCGAGCGCGAGCCCAAGCCGGAGGATGGCATGAGCGAGATCGACCGGCTGCGGCTGCAGTGGCGGGGAGGCTGAGCATGGCGGTCATTGGCGACGTCCTTGTCAAGCTCGTTGCCGACTTCGCCGAGTTCGCCCAGGGCATGGACCAGGGCATCAAGAAGCTCGACGAGTTCGGCAAGCAAGCGACCAAGACCAACGAGGACATCAAGGCCACCATCTCACAAGTGCGCGACGCCATCGCCGGCCTGTTCGTCGTCAAGGTCGGGCGCGAGTTGCTGCAGTACCTCGACCAGCTGCAGCAGAAATTCACCGAGATAGGCGAGACGGCAAAGAAGCTCGGGGTGGGCTTCGACGCCTTTGAGCAGATGCGCCTGTCGGCGATGAAGGCCGGTGTCGGCACCCAGACGCTGACCGACGCCATGCAACGTTTCAAGTCGATCACCGATCAGGCTGTTGGCGGCGGCAAAGACGTGATCGACACGCTGAACAAGCTCGGCGTCACGATCCTCGACAACAACGGCAAGCTGCGTGACCAGACCGAGATCAACCGACGGCTCGCCACCGCCATCCTCGCCATGCCACCGGGCATCGAGAGGATGCGCACCGAGCTGAAACTGCTCGGCGTGACCGGCGATGACGCCAGCAAAATCCTGCAGCAGATGGTGCAGTCGCAGGACACGCTGCAGAACAAGTTCGGCTCGTGGACACTCGGCACGTCCCTGGAGGAGTTGGAGAAGCTTAAGAGCGAGAGCAAGGCGTCGCGTGAAGAGATCGAGCTGATGATCACGGCGCTGGCCACGCCCATCGAGGCCAAGGCGCTCCACAACATCCGCGACGCGCTCAAGCAGATGACGGAGGAAGCCAAAAACTTCATGTCGTTGAGCGACTTTTGGGACGCGATGAAGTCGCTCGGCGTCTCGTTCGGCAAGAGTACGGCCGGTTACATCACTCCGGAAGGCGTGCGCGCCGCCACACCCAGCGAGCGGCTGAAGTTCATAGCCGACGACGCGGCAGAGCAGATCAGCAAGATCGAAGCCGAGTACAAGCGGCTGGAGACGGTCGAGGGCAACCACACCTACGCCTACATGCGGTTGGCGAAGGAGCGCGAGGCGGCGGAAAGGACGCTGCGCGAGGCGACCCAGGCGCTCTACAACACGCAACGCCGACAGCAAGGTCCAGATCCCACCGATCCGGGCTTGGCCATTACCGTCGTGGGAAAGCGCGACGGCAGCAACCCGCCGCCCGTGGGTGGCGGCGGTGGTGGCGGACGCAGCGACGCCGACGACATAAACGCCATCATCGCTCGCTATAAGCAGATGACGGCGGCGGCCAAGGAAGCCCAAGGCGCTCTCCGCGCCAATCAACAGGCCGACGTTGACGACCTCGCGCGCATCGTCCAGGCGCGCCAGGAAGCGCAGAACATCATCACACGGATCGAGCAGCACAAGACGGTCCCTGCCGAGCTGAAACAGGCGCTTGAAGACGCCATCAACGCCGCCAAGGCCGAAGAAGCACAAACCGCCAAGTCGATCCAAGTTCATCAGCAGGCATTCGAAACCGAGAAGCGCTACGGCGACGGCAAGGTGGCGCTCGCTCGCGTTGAACGCGATCTCACCCGCCAGCGTGATACCGGCCGGCTGTCGCAGGAGGCCTACAATCGAGCACTCAGGGAAGGGTGGGAAGCGGCCGAGCAGGCCGCGCTCGCGGCCAAGCGCTACGACGACGACCTGGGCTCGCTCGCTGCCGGCTTCGAACACGCCGCCAACGCCAACAAACGCGCCAACGATCTGTTCTCGGTGGGCGAGAAGGCCTTCACCGGGTTGACCGACGCCATGGGCGAAGGCCTGGACGTGCTGCTCGGCAAGTCGCAGAAGACGTTCGGCGAGATCGCCGCCGACTTCGCCTCGATGCTGGCGAAGATGGCGATGCAAGCCGCCGTCTCGCAGGTGTTTGGGATGATCTTCGGCTCGGCCACGGGCAGCACGGCGGCTCCGCTTGCGAGCGCGCTCTACGGCAGCGCGTCGTCGGTCGTGCCAGGGCTCACCTATGGCGGGCCGCGCCAGCACGGCGGCCCGGTGATCCCTGGCGTCGCCTACACGGTCGGCGAGTCCGGCCCCGAGCGCTTCGTGCCGCACGCCGCCGGCACCATCGTGCCGGCCAATTCGAACAGCAGCACCAGCAACATCACGGTCAACGTGGACATGAACCAACAGCAGGGCGCCGCCGACCCGAGTGCGGCACTCGCGTTCGGTCGCAAGGTGAAGGCCGCCGTGGCCGACGTGATCGCCCAGGAGAAGCGCCCAGGTGGCTCCCTCTACCAACGCATGAGTGCATGACATGGCAACCCTCCCCTCATGGCCCTGGTGCGCGCAGCTCGGTGCGTCGCGGGCTGTCGAGCTTGCCGTTGACCAGACCAACTATGGCGACGGCTACATTCATCGCTCGACGCGCGGGCTCAATCCGGTGCGGCCCAGCTGGACGCTCAACTTCCCCTTCACCAGCCAGCCCGAGCTACAGCGCTACGACGACTTCTTGAACGAGAATGCCGCTCGCGGCTTTTGGTTCACGCCCCCGGACATGGCCAGCCAGGTTTTCGTCTACGCTGATCAGTGGAGCTACACGATCACCGACAGGACCGGCACCGGCATCGTGGGCACGCTGCAGGCGACGTTCGTGCGCATCTTCAATCCGCAGCCTGGGG